GCGGAAGGTCTTTCCGCCGATGATCGGAACCCAGTCCGGGACGCTGAACCCTTTGCCGCCTACAGTGCTATTCCACGCCGACCTGATAAGGCGAAATGCGGCGCGAAACGGCGCCGAGATCACGGTCGCCAAGCCCTTTATGTAAGCCACATACAGGCGGGCGCCGGCGAGCAGCCCATTCCACAGTGCCTTTCCGGCTGCGACCACGACCCTAAAGGCGCCCTGGACGATGTTACGGAACGTTTCGCTTTTCTTGTACGCCAGGACGAGGGCGCCGCCGATGGCGACTAGCGCGGTGATGACCAGGCCGATCGGGTTGGCCCGCATCGCCAGATTCAGGCCGCGCTGCGCGACGGTCATAACGCCTGTGGCGACCGCGGTTGCCCTCGTGGCAATGCCGTGTGCGACGGTGGACGTGGTGGCTTGAACTGTGGACACCGCGGATTGCAGCATGCCCGCGGCCATAGCCTTGAACGCGGGTACCACGAAGTTGAAGATTCCGGAGCCCAGGTCCCCGATCCCCATACCGAGCATGAGGGCGCCGTCGAACATGTCCCCTCTCATCATCATCGACACGCCCCGGCCGGTGTCCTCCACACCGGTCAGGGTGTCGCGGAAACCCATTGCGCGGGTGTCCGCGACGTCGGACGCCTCCCCGAACTTGTCGAGGCCCCCGGCGCCGTTTTGTATATCCTTCGACGCCCGTCCGACGTCGGAGCCCATTTCCTTAGCGGATGCGCCCACCTTGTCGAACGACTTTGTGAGCTGGTCGTGGTCCCCGGCAAAGGTCAGGGTTACCTGATTCTTGCTGCTCACTGTTCGACCTCCAGGCCGGCCTGCCGCGCCACGCCAACGAGGGCGTCCCCGAGCAGGTCCGGGATGTGGGCGCGTTCGGCCTCATAGGCCCGGTAAATGTAGCGGCCCTGCCGCAGGAACGGGCGCACCACGGACCTGCTGCGGCCGACCTTGCCGCCGAAGTCCAGCCACGGATACCACGGCGCCCGGGCGCCGCCTCCCGCGATGGTCGACGAGGTTCGGGTGCTCTTCGACCTGACCGATTTACGGGCCTTCCCGGTCTTTGTTGCCACGCGCGGGCGGGCGTCGTCCACGACGACGTCGCCCACGCCTTTGAGCGCCAGCCGAAGCACCTTCGGCATGTCGCCATCAAGCCGCTTCAGCCCTTGCGAGAATTCGCGGAGCCCTTCGACGCGGATCGGGTCAGGCATCGCGGGCCGGCCTTTCCACGACCACCACGGGCGCCACAGCGGGCCCGCCGTGGGCTGTGCGTAGGTGGTCCTCGAAACGCTGCGCTATGACCGTCACGGCCCGTTCTGTGCGGGCCACGGCGTCATTCATTGACGCGCCGCCGTTGGGTGTCACTTCCGTTTCGACCCGGCCCAGCGGCTCGGACACCTGCTGGCGTAGCCACTTCTTGAACCACAGGAGGACGCCGCCGAGGGCGGCCGCGATGATGGTCAGTTGCGCGGCGATGGCGACCAACTGCTGGACTTGCGTCATTGCCCGCGCTCACCCCTTCTGTTGTAGCCGTGCCAGCTCTTCCCGTTGCGCCTTCCGCGCGAAGTACACGCCCCATCGCATGTACTCGTCAGACGGCATCTCCCGGCGCATCCGGCCCACCGTCATCCCCAGTTTCGTCGCCAGGAACATCTCGAACTCTAGGTCCGGGTCGTCCTCCATCGCCTCGTAGGCCGCTTTTGTCGGCGCCCTCGTCCAGGCCGGACAGTGCCCGAATCTTGTCGACGACGGGCTCAATCTCCCCGGCCGGTGACACCTTCTGCCACAGCGCGGCCTGACCCTCGGTCATCGTCGGGTCGACCATGCCCAGGCGTAGGATCTTCCGTTCGTGGGCCTGCGTCTCCTTGGCTTTTTGCGTCTCGAATACCTCTTCGCGGGACAGGCCGCGAACCCGGACGGTGCCCATGCTGGGCACTTCGACGTCATCCTCTGGCAGCCCAGTCGCGGTGTCCGCGCGGGGCGCCAGGAGCTTCTCCAGGTCGACGCTCATGCGCTCTGCGCCGTGGAGTCAACGTCGCCGCTCATGGTCAGTTCTACGGACCACATAACGTAATCCGCGACCGGGTGGGTCTGGACGTAGCTCTTCACGAGCACGTCCACCTGATCCTCTGGCAGCCCGGCGCCGGTGCCCTCGGGCCGGTGGATCAGCTCCACGACGGTGCCGCGTATCGGCAGGAGGACGGCGCGCGGGCCGGTGCTCGCGGTGTTGTCGTACTTTCCGGAGATTGTGACCGACCCCGACGTGAGGCCGCCCAGGAAAATGTGCCCGTCGTTGCCGTACGTGGTGACGTCGTGTTCGTCGGCCTCGAACTTCAGCTCCGAATTGTCGGAGTATTGCGAGAGGTCGTCGCCGCCGAGGGAGACGAACGTCACCTTACCGTGAACCTTGGCCATTGTTTTACGCTCCGTCTCCGATGATGTCCAGGTCGAACACTGCCGCGAGGTAGTCGCCGCTGCCTATGGTGACGATATCGAACTCGGCGCGGATAACCCGCACGGAGTCGAATGCGGTGTACGTGCCGGCTTCGATCACAGCCTTTATCGAGGCCGCCCCAGAGCCGGCGAGGTAGGCGTCGACGAGGTTCCGTGTGGCCCGGTCGTGGACCTTTCCCACGGCCACGATCACCGGCAGCGTAACCGTGTCCGCTCCCCGGCCGTAGGTGGAATCAAAGGTGATCTCTTCCGGGTATGTCACGATCGCAGCCGGTGGCGTGATGCTGTCGGGCGGGTAGCCGAAGCATCGCAGGCCGGCGATGGTGTCCAGTCGGGTTGTCACTTGGTCCATGACGTCGCCCAGGTCCACCTAAACCGCCCCCCACCATCGGATGAGCTTCGCCCTGGCGAGGGCCAGCTCCACGTCGGGGTCGAGCTTTGCGAGGAGTCGCATCTCCGAGCCCTGCTCCGGTGAGCCGGCTACGCCGTACGGCGAGAACCGGCGGGCGTGGAAGCGGGACGCCTGCAGCAGGGTCGCCTGCTCGACCGGGACGGGCACGGCGTCCCACCCCCACACTGCGGTGATCGTGACACCGTGCGTTTCCCAGGTCGGCTTCGCTGCGCTGTCTGTGTCCACGCGTAGCCGTGTGAACGGGCGGCCCTCCTGCTCGGCGTTCACAGGCTCCAGCGTGTAGACGTCTATCTCACCGGCCTCCACTTGCACGTCCAGGCCGGTGATGTCCTGCAGGTCGTCGAATCCGACGACCCACACGCGCGCCCGACGATCCCAATAAGCCGTGTAGGACCGTGCCTCGGCGCTGGCAACCTGCCCGAACTGTCGGTGGCAGAAGCCGTCCACGGCGCGGGACGCCGTGGAGATGGCGAGCGCCAGCTCCGCGTCGTCATTGGTGTCCGGAATCCGTAGGTAGGATTTCAGCTCCGATAACGTCACGTAGTCCGGCGCCCACGCCATCTCAGATCACTCCCAGCAGGTGCAGCAGCAGCAGAACGGCCAGCAGCACCACGAGCAGGCCAACGGCGGACATCAGGCCGGCGTCCTCTTCGGCGCCGTCGCGGTGCCGGCGTTGTGGGCGGCCTTTCTCCTGTCCTCGGCGTCCCGGGCGCGCTTGGTCTTGGCCCGCGCCTTTTCCTTGGTCTCCAGGTAGGCGGCCAGCGCCTCCGGGTTTCCCTTGAGCAGCATGTGCGTTCCCTTCTCTGTTGCCGGGTGGGGCCTGGGCCGGCGGCCACGGCGTGTGGGCCGGCCCAGGCTGTCGGTGGCGGGTCAGGTGGTGATGTTTTCGAGGGTGGCGTACGCGGAGCGGTTCTGAATGTTGCCGTCCGCCCGCTCCCACGCCACGTACTCCACCTGCCCGTTGTTCGCGCGGGACCACGGGTTCACCACGAGGGTGAACGGCGCGACGCGGCGGATGACGTAAGCCTCGCGGAAGTCGCCCAGCGCGGCGAACCCGCCGGCCACACCGTCCGCGGTGACGGCGTTGCAGCCCTGGTCGATGACGACGGGGTATCCGAGCAGCTCCCTCGCCGGGGCCTGGCCGATGCCCATGGTCTGCGGGTTGATGAGCGGCCGGCCGTCGACGACGATCCGGCGGATTGCGACCCATGTGCCCTTGCTCATCACCCACTTGGCGTTCTGCTCGTACTCGGGGTCCAGGGCGGCTTCGACGTCGAGGATCTCGTCGTAGTCGATGGTGGCCTCCACGTCGAGCACCACGTCCGCGGTGAGCCCGTCGTGGAGCAGCCCGAACGGGAGTGTGGTGCCGTTGCCGTTGACCCAGTCGGCGGCTTGCTTGCGCTGGATGCGCGTCCCGAGCGCGCGGGCCACGATGCTCTGGACGTCCACCTGCGAGTCCTGGAGCAGCTCCACGGACACCCGGAGGGGGGTCGTGGTGCCGGCGCCTGTGGACGTGTACTTGAACGCCCCGAGCGCCACGGTGCCGAACGCCAGGTCATCGCCGTCGACAAAGGCGGCCTCTTCGTCCGTGATGCCGCCCGAGTTGGCCGTGTCGTCGAGGGACGGGTACTCCAGCGCCCCGCCGCGCTCGGTGGTGAATGAGTCGACCTCCGCGGCGAGGCCGCCGAACGCCAGCCGAACTTCCACGAGCTTCTGACGGAATTCCGGCGACACGAGGTAGCCGCCCTCGGAGTCGGTGCCGGCCTCCTGCGCGTTGCGCAGCTCTTGCAGGTCGGCGTTCGGGA